GGCGACAGCTACCCGATCCCGGCGAACAACGGCAAGACCATTGAGTTCCGCCGGTACGACAGCCTGCCGAAGGCCACCACCCCGCTGACCGAAGGCGTGACCCCGACCGGCCAGACCCTGAACGTGACCACCATCACCGCCGAGGTGCACCAGTACGGCGGCTGGGTGGCCCTGACCGACATGCTGGACCTGACCGCCATTGACAACAACGTGGTGCAGGCCACCAACATTCTGGCCAGCCAGGGCGGCCGCACCATGGACACCGTGGTGCGCGACATCCTGAACGGCGGCACGAACGTGATTTACGCGCCCAAGGTGGCGGACGGTGTGGAGACTGCCGTGACCAGCCGCGCAACGCTGGACGCCACCGCACAGCTGACCGTGGACCTGATCGACCAGGCGGTGGCCATGCTGCAGGCCCAGAACGCAGACCCCATCGGTGACAGCTATGTGGCCATCGTGCACCCGTACACCAGCTATGACATCCGCAAGGACCCGAACTGGATCGAGGCGCACAAGTACGCGGCCCCGGAAGAGATCTTCAACGGCGAGATCGGCAAGATCAACAACGTGCGCTTTGTGGTGTCGAGCGAAGCAAAGATCTGGAAGGGCACCGGCTGCCCGTCGGGTCTGGCGGTGTTCAGCACCCTGGTGCTGGGTGCCCACGCCTACGCCACCACCGAGCTGGAGGGCGGCGGCATGCAGCACATCGTGAAGCAGCTGGGCTACGGTGATGACCCGCTGAACCAGCGCGCGTCCGTGGGCTGGAAGGCCGTGAAGACCGCCGAGCGCCTGAGCGAGCAGTACATGGTGCGCATTGAGAGCTGCAGCGCACGCTACAGCGCCAAGGCACTGGCAAACTAAGAAAATCAAGGAGGTACGACGATGGCAGTAAAAAAGACTGAGACGGCCGTGCAGGACACCGAGGCCGCAAAGAAGGACACGATGGACACCCAGGAGAAGGACACCGAGGTGATCCACCTGTTTAAAGACAGCCAGCGCTATAAGGCGCCTGTGTTTGTGGGCGTGAACGGCGAGACCTACCTGATCCAGCGCGGCGTGGACGTGGAGGTGCCGAAGGCGGTGGCCGAGGTGCTGCGCCACAGCGAAGAGATGGACAACGCGGCCATGGCCCGCATTGCCGAAGCAGAGGCGGCAGCCGTACAGCAGGCACAGCGCGTGTAACAAAAGAGACAGAGGACCCCGGTACAGCGGCACATGGCTGTGCCGGGGCCTTTTGATTTGGAAGGAGAAGATGACGAGATGACGGCGGGACAGGCCATGGAGCAGGCCGACGAGATGCGTCCGAACAATGAATTTTCGGACAGTCTGAAACAGAACTGGCTGCGGCAGTGCGACAGCCGCCTGCGCGGGAGCGTGGTGGAGCGCAGCGAGACGGTGGACTTTGACGACGTGGGCGCGGACACGGCATGGGCCGAAGGCGGCCTTGCCTACGACACCGAGCTGCTGGCCCCGGAGCAGTTTGCACCCCTGTATGTGCATTGGCTGTGTGCGCAGATGGACCTTGCCCTGGGCGAGGTGGCACGGGCGGCCAACGAGATGCAGCTGTACAGCGACTATGTGCAGGAGTTTGCCGCATGGATGCGCAGGCGCTATGCCCCGGCGGGCGGTGTGCAGTGGAGGTACTGAGATGACGGATGGGCGGAACCTGAACATTTTGCAGAGCGGGCGGCAGATGCTGCGGGCCTTTGGCGGGGTGAACGAGACCTACGGGTGCAGCGAGGCGGAGCTGAGCAGCAGCCTGAATTTTTCCGGCCGGGGGTACCCGGCTTTGCAGACGCGGGCGACCCGCAAAAAAGTGCGGGAGGTACAGGACGTGAACGGCATGTACCACCTGAACGGGCTGGTGATCTGCCGGGGAACCACGCTGGAGTACACCCCGGACGCCGACGAGAGCCGGGCTGGGGCGGTGGTGCTGGAAAACGCGCTGACCGACAACGAGAAGGCCATGACCGGCATGGGCACGAAGGTGCTGATCTGGCCGGACAAGAAGGCCTTTGACACGGTGAGCGGGGAGCTGACGGACCTTGCGGCGGCGTGGACGCTGAGCGGAGGGACCATGACCGTGACCCCCTGCGACGGCGAGGGCCGGACCTACACGCCGGACGGCGTGGGCACGACCGAGCCGGAGAGCCCGGCAGACGGGCAGCTGTTTTTGAAGGGGGACGCCGAGAGCCCTTACGGCGCGGGCAGCGTACTGCTGAAGTACAGCGCGAAGAACAAGAAGTGGAGCGAGATCCTGCTGACGAGCCTGCGGCTGCACTGCCCGGGCCTTGGCAGCGTGCTGAAGGAAGGCGACACCGTGACGGTGAGCGGGATGCCGGGCACCGTATGCAGTGCGGCGGCGGCCGGGCTGAACGGAGAGGTGAGCATCAGCACGCTGGACGGGGACGACGTGATCACGACGCTGGCCGTGCCGGAGGACAGCACCCGGTACTATGGCAGCTGGACCGTGACGGCCACCGGCACCAGCTGGCGAAGCGCCGACGGCAAGGTGACCGAGAACGAAGCGGCCGCAGCGCCGGTGAAGCTGGAACGGCGGGTGCCGGATCTGGACTTTGTGACCGAGCAGGGCAACCGGGTGTGGGGATGCAGCCGGGAGGAAAACAGCATTTATGCCTGTGCCCTGGGCGACCCCACCAACTGGTACAGCTACCGGGGCATTGCGTCGGACAGCTACGCGGTGAGCGTGGGCAGCGACGGCGCGTTTACCGGGGCGGCCAGCTGCCTGGGGTACCTGCTGTTTTTTAAGGAAAACTGCATCCACAAGCTGTACGGCTCGAAGCCAAGCGACTACCAGATGAGCAGTGTGCGGTGCCGGGGCGTGGCGGCAAATGCGGCAAAGAGCCTGTGCGTGATCGCGGAGACACTGTATTATCTGTCGCCGGACGGGGTGATGGCGTGGAGCGGAAGCCTGCCTGCCAAGGTGAGCGGCGCGCTGGACACCGGGAAGCTGACGGCGGTGGACCGGGCCGTGGGCGGGCAGCTGGATGCGCGGTACTACCTGTACCTGCACCGAAAAACGGACACGGGCAGCGGGCGGCTGCTGGTGTACGACACCGAGCGGGGCCTGTGGCAGGAGGAGAGCGCGGCGGGCACCGGGATGGTGAGCACCGGCCAGCAGCTGTACCTGTGGGACGGCAATGCCCTGTGGGCGGCCGACCCGGAGCGGGAAGTGAGCGGCGAGGACGAGACGGGGCTGAAATTTGAGGCCGTGACCGGAGACATCGGCCTTGCCGTGCCGGACGACAAGTACATCAGCCGGGTCACGCTGCGCATGGATGCCCTGGCCCACACGGTGCTGACCGTGGCGGTGAGCTACGACGGCGGGGACTGGGAGACGGTGAGCAGCTGTGCGGTGACGAGGGACCACCAGCGGGTGAACCTGCCCTTTGTGCCCCGGCGGCACGACACCATGCAGCTGAGATTTGCAGGCACCGGACAGATGGTGCTGCGGAGCATGGCCTTTACGTTTGCGGATGCAGCAGGGGCAAGGGTGAGCGGCGCGGTGCCGAGACGATGAAAGGAGAAGACAATGGCGAGCATTGCGGGACTGGCGGGCATCGGCCTGCCGAGATTCAGCGACCAGATGCCGGAGGCGGACGCGCAGGCGCTGACGAACTACCTGTACCAGCTGAACGAGCAGCTGACCTATGTGCTGACCAACCTTAGCAGCGAGAACATGAGCGAGGATTATCTGAGCGGAAAGGAGAGCTGAAGATGAGCAGACTGAGCAACGCGCGGAGCGAGCTGGAGCGCTTTGAACAGACGAAACCGGCCGACTACCAGAGCAAGTACCAGGGCCAGATCGACAACGTGATGGGCAAGCTGGATGATCTGGGCGGTTACGACTATGACCCGGCGGCCGATACGGCATACCAGCAGTACAAGAGCGAGTACACCCAGAAGGCAAAGCTGGCGAACCAGAACGCGCAGGCCAGTGCCAGCGCACTGACCGGCGGGTACGGCTCCAGCTACGGCACCCAAGCGGGCCAGAAGGCCTATGCGGCGACCATGAGCGACCTGGACACGATGCTGGACAGCCTGACGAGCCAGAGCCGCAGCGAGTACAACACGAAAAAGAGCGGGCTGCAGCAGGAGCTGAACGGCCTGCAGGAGGCCGAGCAGAATGACTACAACAAGTACCAGAAAGACCTGTCGAACTGGTACAACGACCTGAGCTACAGGCAGAACGAGTACAACAACGCCTATGCACAGCGGCAGCAGAACGTGAGCAGCACCCTGAACGGGCTGTTCAGCGTGCTGGGCATTGCGGCGCAGATCCTGCCGTTTTTCTTTATCTGAGAATGGAGGTAGAGCATGGGGACCATCAAGAGACTGAACGACCAGCAGAAACAGCAGGCACAGGCGGAAGCGGCCATGCCGGGGGCGTATGAGAACCGCTACGACGAAGGGATCCAGAACGCGCTGGCGGGCATGGACAGTGCCAACAGCGCAGGACTGGGCTTTGACAGCCAGAATGGCACCTACCGGGGCGCACTGAGCCGCCTATTTGGCAACGCGGGCGCGGGGGCCAGTGCGGCCGAGCAGGTGGCAAACAGCCTTAGCGGCGGGTACGGCACGGACTGGGCCAAGAGCGCGGCACAGCAGGCGGCGGCCGGGGAGACGGGCCAGACCGCCAACGTATACGCCCAGGCACGGGCAGACGCGCTGAGCCAGTGGCGGCAGGAGCTGGCGGGCCAGGGCACCCAGCTGGACAACCTGCTGACGCAGGACGGGCTTGCGCGCAGCGAGTACGACGGCAGCGTGGCGGATGCGGCGAACTGGCGGAATTACCGGTACGGCCGCACCCAGCAGGCCCGGCAGGAGAACAGCGACTTTTTGAACAACGTGTGGAACGTGATCAAGAATGTAGGCAGCGATGTGGGCAAGGCCTATGATGCCTACATGGGTTACAGCCAGCAGAAGGCAAATGCCATTACACAGGCGAAGGAAGAGTACCGGAACGGCAACGTGGACGGTGCAAAAGCAATCCTGCGAATGTACCGAATGGACGAAAACATGTTTGACAACCTGCAGGGCGTGAGTGACCTGACGGTGCAGCAGAATGCGGCACTGCTTGAGGGATTCAACATGCTGCAGCAGGGTGCGCCGGAGGAGATGATCACACAGTATCTGCAGCCTTACGGGCTGAGCTACGATGTGCTCAAGAACTGGTCCGGCCTGTCGCAGACGGACAAGGACAATCTGGATTACCTGATCAAGGCGGGCGACATTACGGCATCGGGCAACGACAAACTGGGGCAGACCATTGCGAAGGCGGTGGGGTATGGAACGGACAGCATGGACGACTACAGCACCATTGCAAACCGGGTGAACCAGAGCAACCTGAACTATCTGGGCGGACAGCTGGCACTGCAGAACCGGTACAAGACCACCGGCAGAAGCGGCGGAACGGGCCGAAGCACCGGAAGCGGAAACAGCGGACTGAACTACTCCAGCAGCAACGTGACCAGCCTGCTGAAAGAAGCGGCGGGAATGGAAACGAGCAACCCGATGTACAGCGTGATCATGAACGAGCTGCAGCGGGCAGGCGTGGACGTGAACAGCGCACTGGGAACAGGCAGCGGCAGCGGGACGGCGGCCCAGAGCGGGAACACCGGAAGCAAGCTGGCGGGCGTATTGCAGCGCCCGGCGGTGTTTGGTACGGTGAAGCCGGTGGACGGAACCAACGGAAACAGCTTTGACACAGCACTCACCAAGGCGCAGAGTATGACGAACCAGGGAAAGAGCGCGGACGAAATTTCGGAATACCTGATCCGGCTGGGGTTCGGCGATGATGTGATCAGCCGGGTGTCCAACGTGATGGGATGGTAAAAAGGAGAAGAAAATGGGCTGGAGCGTAGACGAGGTGCGCAGAAAGCGCGAAGCACTGGAAAAAGAGGATGCAAGCAAAAAGGCCGCTGCGGCAGCAAAGGCCAGCACGAACACAAAGGCGGCCAGCACCGCAAAGAGCGGCGGGAGCACGGGCGTGACGGCGGGTGCTCCGCTGGCAACGGGGTTGAGCACGGTGAAGGCCGGAACGAGCGCAAAGACGACCGGCACGGCAGGCAGCAAAAAGACCACCACCACGGCAACGCCGAGCCTTGGCACGCGGGTGCTGGCACAGATGGACGGCACCAAGACTGCGGCGGCCACGGCCAAGACGGGGAAAAAGCTGCAGACGGTGCAGCGGCAGAACCAGCCGGAGTGGCTGCAGACAGAAAGCGGAACCCCGGCGGCGGTGGTGCGGGGCGCAAATGAGAGCCAGAAGGCCGCACAGCGGCGGCGCAGCGGCAGCGATGGCGTGCTGGCGCAGGGGGCGCAGGCCATCAAAGACCACACGGCGAAGGCGGAGGACGAGGACAAATTCAGCGACTTTACACGGCTGAACCGGTGGATGGATGCAGACCCGAAGCACCGGACGCTGGTGAGCCTGATCCGGATGGGAAAGAGCGGCGTGGAGGATGCTGCTGCACTGGGCAGCAGCACCGGCGACAATGCCGTGAAGGCCCAGAAGCCGTATACCGACGCGGAGCTGATCGCCAAGGGGTACAGCCAGTGGCAGATCGACGAGGCGCGGCAGTACATTGCCGAGTACGACGAACTGCCTGCTGCGGAAAAGGCCGTGCGGCGCTCGGCGGACACCGTGAAGGGCATTGGCGGGACGGTGGCTGCGGCCGTGCCGCTGGCAGGAGAAAACCTCGGAACGGCGATCTGGAATACATGGAGCACGAACGCCAATGAACGTGCGCTGGACAAGAGCCTTGCAGGAGATGAACGGGCAAAGCAGCTGAAGGATATGATCACGGCGGTGGACATGGACTATAAGCCGCAGTACACGGACGAGAAGCTGCGGGTCATGGGGTACAGCCAGAGCGAGATCAACGGCATGCGGCAGAAGGTAGCTGGGACCGTGACGAACGAGAGCGTTGACAAGGACGAGAGCGTGGGCTACCAGCTGTACGATTACGGCAGAAAGCGCACCGAACGCGCGACAGCGGGCATGAACGAGACCGCAAAGACGGCAATGGGAATTGCGACCAGTGCGGCGGAGAACCTTGCGGTGGCGAGCATCAGCCCGGCGCTGGTGCTGCCGGTGCTGAGCGCCCAGGGCGGCGCGGAAGCTATGGGCCAGAGCATTGACAAGGGCGAGAGTGCGGGCAAGACGCTGGTGGGCGGCCTTGCAAAGTTCGGTGCGGGGTGGGCCATCAACAGCGTGGGCGCGGCAGACCTTGCCCGGACCATGGGCAGCGACTATGCCAAGGACACGCTGGCGGGGAAGCTGGCAGACGTGGTGCGCAGCGTGGCAGACAACGGCGTACTGGCGCAGCAGTACCCGACGGTGGCGAATGCCATTTCCGGCGGCATCGACAATGCCATGCAGGCCTTTGTGGAGACCTATGCGGACAAGGCAATTGACGCGGCCCTGGGAGACGAGCAGGCGGCGCAGGAGCTGTTTAACAGAGACACCTTTTTGACGGCACTGGAGAGCGGCCTGACGGGCGGCGCATCCGGCGCGCTGGGCGGTGCCGTGGGCACGCAGCTGGGCAGGATGAGCGCGGCGCTGGAGGCGGAAGGACAGACCGGACAGCGGAATGGACCCTCTCCGTCAGCGCAGGGCGCTGACAGCTCTCCCGAGGGGGAAGCCTTGGGGGACGAACTCCCTCAGTCGCCTACGGGCGACAGCTCCCTCAGGGAGGGAGCCTTGGGAACGGCGGCACAAAAGGCAGAGCAGACGGCGGTGAACGATGACCCGGCGGTGCACACCCCGGCGCAGAACGCCAGCATTGAGGAATACAAACAGAGCGTTGACCCAGGCCTTGCGGAATACGTGGGCCGGGTGCGGGCGGGCGAAGATCTGGAACCCTACACTGTGACCGAGACCAGCGACAGGATGCGGGACGCCATGCAGCAGTTGACCGGCCTTGACAAGGTGGGCAAGGTGACGATGATGGATGCCAACGCGGTGAAACACATCACCAACCGGCACGCAGGCGGGGATGGCAGCGCCGACGGCACCATGAAGAACAGCGCGGACGTGGCGCGGGCGGCGTATGTGCTGAACCACTTTGACAATGCGTATCTGGCAACGCGAAAAGCGGACGGATATTATACCGGGAACCGCAAAAAAGCACCCATCGTGATCTTTGAGAAAAAAATAGACGGCTCCCACATTGTTGTGGAAGCCGTCTGTGATACAAAGAAGAGCCGAAACTTTATCGTGTCCGAATATTTATCTTCTGTAGGAGTACCGGAAAAAGAAATAGCGAAAGCTCTGCAGCCCTCTATGGATGCCGTTGCCGACCCCAGAGACACGTCCGGAACGTTAAGTGCAGTTACTTCCGCCGACACAACTGTATCACAGCGGGCGGGGGATGTCAACGGGAAAAGCGTGGAAAACACCGGGGAAACGGTGGAAACTCCAGCAGTCTCGCATTCGCTCGACAGCTCCCGCGGTGGGGGAGCCTTTGCACAGCAGGCGGAACCGGCAGCCCTGCGGGAGACGGCCGGGCTGGAAGTGCGCAGCGAGGGCGCGCAGAAGAGCAGCGTACAGCGGGAGCTGCTGCGCTGGAAGGTAAGTGAGGGCGCGGCACAGACGCTGAGCCGGAACATGCCGACGGGCATTGCGGACGAGAGCCGGTATGCGGCGGCGGCCTCCAGCCTGTACCGGCTGGGACAGATGGAGGACGTGACCACCTTTGACAAGGCGATGGAGCTGGCGAAGGGCATGAACGGCCTTGCGGTGAACACGGACTATGTGCTGGCACAGCCCGGCGGCGCGGCGGCGCTGAAGATCGCGTGGCTGCAGGGCAAGGGTGAAGCGGAAGCCGGGGCCGTGCAGACCGGGACACCGGGCGGTGCGCTGAGCGCAAAGAGCGTGAGCGGCAGCGGACGGGTGCTGTACAAAGGCACCATGCGCACGGCAGACGAGGTGGCCACGAAGCTGATCGAGCTGAATGCACGGGGCACCGACACCGATGCGGTGCTGAAGGCGGTGCTGGAAGGCGACGAGCGGGTGAAGGCCTATGTGGACACGGCTGCCGGACAGATCTTTTTTGCAGACAGCGCGGGAGACGTGTTCGGCACCGTGCTGCACGAGGACTGGCACTGGTATAACGCGCTGGACACCGAGGGCGCAAAGGCGGTGCAGCAGCATGTGATGGAGTATCTGGCCAAGAGCGAGGGCTTTGAGAACATCGACGAGCTGATCCGGAATAAACTTTCCGACTACGCACAGCAGGGCCTGACCTACGGCGAAGCGGCCGAGGAAATGGTGGCCGATGCGTGGCGCGGCATCTTTGACAGCGAGGAGAGCTTCAAGCGCTGGGTGGAGTTCCAGCGCGGGCAGGCGGAGAAGAACGCAGGCCAGGCGGGGACCATCCGCAAGGTGATGAATGCGGTGAAGGACCTTTTGAGCGACATCGTGAGCCGGGCTAAGGAAGTGCTGGCGAAGGACCCGGAGAACCGGGCGGCCCTGAAAGCGCAGCGGTTGGCGGAAGCCGAGAAGCGGGCGCTGCAGGACGAATATTTTGCTCACGCGGAAAAGGCCATGGACAACCTGCGGGCGGCAAAAGAAAACGCCGCAGCCCTCAAGAGTGAGGGTGCGGCGCAGGGGGTGCGGTTCCAGCTGCACGAGGGAAAAGATTCTCTGGTGGAGCAGATGAACGGCCATCTGGACGAATTGGAAGAAATGAAACCGGTGGCGACAATCGAAGGAACAGAGGTGTCTTTCGGAAAAACGCGAAACGAAAACATTTCCAATGTTGAAGAATTCTTTGATTCTATAGGAAACAAAGTGATTCGTGAAAACTTCGGAACGGTGGAGTTGACAAAGAGCGGTGCACGTGCAACGGTGCAGCATGGGAACAGCAAAGCAAAACAGGTTGCGGTTGCTGCAGTCCCCGAAGTAATTCAAAAAGGAAAGCAAATCGGGTATGAGCAAAACTGGCAGGGACGAGGGTATGATACTTATGTCTTTGCAGCGCCCGTCGAAATTGACGGAACAAAGCTGTATGAAGGCGTGATTGTAAGAGAATACACCCGGCAGAATGGCGTGAAGAATTTCTATGTTCATGAGGTATGCTGGACAGATGGAAGCTATGTGACGTTTGACACTGAGGGAAATATGACAAAAAAAGAAGATACTCCCACACAGCTCCCGAAAGCTGTGCGGAGCACCCTTGCGGATGCTCAGGAAGTATCTTCTGACACTACTATAGCACAAACCTCTGCCAAAAGCAAGGAAAACAATGCAGCTGTGCAGAAAAATGTGCGCTATCAGCTGGCGGAGCAGGATGAGCTGGCAAAGCTGCGCACCGAACAGCAGCAGCTGACCAAGCAGCGCAGTGCCCTGAAGGAAGAACGCAGTGCATGGCTGAACAGTGCCGAAGTGCAGCGGATCGAGGCAAAGAAAAAGGCGCTGGGCGTTTTTTCCGCAGAGGGCAAGGCCTACCGGGACAGCGCAGAATACCAGGACTACCTTGCAAAGCGCAAGGAGTACAACAGCCGCCTGGCCGCGCTGGAAGAGCGGGACAGCGCCCTGACGGAGCAGATGAAAGCAGCCAATGAGCGTCTGCAGCAGCGGAAGGACGCCCAGGCCAAGGATGCACAGAACGCCTACAATGCCAGAGCCAAAGCGTACGGCGGCAATGCGGAGTACCGGCGGATGTTGGCGAAGGAGCAGTTCGGCGTGACGGAAGAATTCCGGCGGGCAGGGTACATTCTGCCGGACGGCCAGATGCTGGACTTTGCCCAGAATGACCGTAGCCGGGACACCGACCACCGGGAAATTCTGGAGGTGTTCGGCCCGGCGGAAGTGAAGAACGGCACGGAAGCTCTGAATGAGTTTTTGCTGGACGGCAATGTGCGTGTGATGGCCGAGGCACCGGGCGTGGACATTTCGGCGGACACGGCCCCCACGGCGCAGCAGCTGGAACAGATCCGGAAAATGGCCGAGCAGCTGAGCGGCGAGCGCGGGCAGTTCACGCTGGACATCTCCACAGCAGACGGCAGGGTTGCCGCCAGCAAGGAATACAGCGGGCGTGTGGATGCGGACAAGGTGGTGCGGGAAATCCGGGACTATTACAGGACCGGGGAGCTGGCACAGGAAAGCGAGTTGGCAAGATTCCGCTACCAGCTGGCAGAACAGGCGAGCCGGGACGCGAAGCGGAACGAGCAGCAGCAGGCAAGCCAGGTGATCGCGGAGAAAGCGGCGGCGCTGGACACACTGAGCCAGTTTTTTGGGCTGACAAAGGGCGTGAACGTGAGCCGGAGCGCGGTGGACGAGCTGGCCGGGCGCTGGCTGAAGGCCAACGGCAGCAAGGCGGACCGGGCAAAGCTGGCGCAGGAGACCGAAGTGCTGGTGAATTACCTGAAGGCGGACGGCGCGGACATGAACAAGGCCGAAGCGCTGGCCGAGACGCTGGCAGGGGAGATCCAGGACGGGGCAATGTACCGCAACAGCGAACTGTGGGACGAGTACCCGGAGCTGCACAAGCTGGAGTACACCGTGAACAAGAGCGGGCAGGCAAAGGCCGAGCTTGTGAAGCGGTACGGAAGCTGGAGCGAGGCGGTGGCCGAGGCACGGCGCCACGGCGTGACCCTGCGGCAGGCCGAAGGCGTGCGGGACGGCAACCCGGCGGAGCAGTATGAGAGCCTTGTGAACGATGACCGCGCCGTGGGCGGAGTGACCGATGGAGCCAAGGCGCTGTGGAAGCAGGCCGCAGAGCAGGCCGGTGTGGCGGGCAGTCTGAGCTTCGAGAGCACCGAGTGGCTGGACGTGCTGATGAACCTGCACGACGCCATCAAGCCGAAGACCATGAGCCGCTTTGCGGACAAGGCCGAGTACGAGGACGCCCGCGTGGAGCTGGCGGGCAGGATCATCGGGGATATCATGCAGCTGCCACAGCTGACGGACGCACAGGCCATTTTTGAGGGCATCCAGCGGCACAACCTGGAAGCGGCGAAGGCGGCTGCCGGAGACGCGGCGCGGGCGGCCGAGGTGGAAAAGAGCCTGCGGGGCGTGCAGAAGGTGCAGAGCCGGGAATTCAACCGGCGGCTGGCCGAGAACCAGCGCACAGCGGGCCGGAACGCCGAGGTGCAGCAGGTGAGCGAGCTGCAGAAGCGGAACGCGAAAGCGGAAAAGCAGCTGGACGCGAACCTGGAACTGCTGGGCGTGGACGTGAGCAACGTGGGCGATCTAAACGAGAAGCTGACCGTGCTGCGGGAGACCTACGAGCGGGAATGGAAAGCCGAACGCAAGCGGATGCGGACCGAACTGCAGCAGATGCGGGACGAGGCAAGGCTGGAGGTGCGGCAGCTGCGGGGCGAGAACGCCGACCTTGCCCGGCAGGTGCGGGACGAGCAGCGGCGTGCGGACAAGGCCGAGTACAGCCTGATCGTGCAGGAAAACGAGATCATGGAATGGGAGAAAGAAAACCAGCGGAAGGCCGAGGCCTGGCAGCAGAAGCAGGCGCAGCGGAACGCACTGGCCGCCGAGGTGGCACGCCAGCAGCGGGATGAGGAGATCGCCATTGCGAAGCGGGTGGCCGAGAAGCGGGTGCAGAAAGCGCGGGACGGCCGGAAGATGGACGAGCTGAAGCGGGGCATCCGGCAGGATGCGGCGGCGCTGAACCAGATGGTGCTGCGGCCGAGCAAGGGCAAGTATGTGAGCAAGCGGCTGATCGAGCAGGCGGCGGAGGTGGCAAAGATCGCCGACATGACCGTGCTGAACGACAAGGCCGTGGCCCAGCTGACGCGGCTGCAGAACAGCATCCAGGCGAGCATGGGCAGCAAGGGCAGCCCCACGGCCATGACCACCGAGTGGGAGCAGACCGGGGTGCCGAAGCTGATCACGGCGCTGCAGACCGACCTGACGGCGTGGAAGGATGCAAAGCTGGCCGACTTACAGGCAAAGCTGGCCGAGGCTGAGGAGCTGCCCTACAGCGAGAAGGCACTGGCCTTGCAGGAGCGGCTGCGCAAGCGGATCCGGGAGACCGAGAGCTGCACCTACCTGCCCATGACGGTGGACCAGATGCGGATGCTGAAGGCCATCACCAGCGCGACGCTGCATGTGATCCGGAACGAGAACAAGACCGTGAGCCTTGCGAAGGCTGAAGAGGTGAGCAAGATCGCGGACGAGGCAGCCGATGAGGTGACACTGAGCAAGGGCAACCACCCCGGCGGGGCGCTGGACGGGCTGCAGAACCTGCTGACCAAGTACAACCTGGACATGCTGGGGGCCGAGCGGGTGCTGCGGATGCTGGGCGGCTACAAGAACGGCGGCCAGATGGAGAAGATCGGGCAGATGCTGAACGACGGCCAGTACCGGCAGACGAAGATCACCATCGAGGGAGAGAAGCTGTTTGCGGACGTGACGGGCGAAAAGCACGCCAAGGAAGCGCAGGCCTTTGCCGGGCCGGGTGCGGACCTTGTGGACGTGGGCCTGAGAGACACGGACCACAACGCGGTGCCGCTGACCCATGCGCAGCTGTGCAGTTTGTACATGCACCTGCAGAACAAGGACAGCCGGGAACACCTGATGACCGGCGGCATGGTGGTGCCGGATGCGCAGCTGTACAGCAAGGGCGACGTGGAGCAGGCCTACCAGAAGGGACAGCTGGTGCAGCTGGGCATGCTGACCGACGCGGACGGCATGCCGACAGCGGACAGCATCGTGGGCCGGGTGGAAGCGGCCATGACCGACTACGACCGGGCGTGGTGCGCGGACATGAAGGAGTTTTTTGGAAACTACACCACGAATCTGATCAACGAGACGAGCCTGCAGCTGGTGGGCTACAAGCGGGCCACCGTGCAGAACTACTACCCCATTGCGGTGGACAAGGCTGCACTGGCGACCGAGATCGACGGCGTGAAGCTGGACGCGACCATTGAGGGCCGGGGATTTTTGAAGAACCGTGTGAAGAGCAGCAAGCCCATCCTTTTGGAAGAGTGCTCAAGCGTGGTGCAGCGCAGCCTGCGGGACACGGCGGCCTATGCGGGACTGGCCGCGCCCATCCGGGACGTGCAGAAGATCCTGAACGCCGGCGTGGAAACGCGGGACGGCGTGAAGACCCTGAAAAACGGCGTGATCAAGGAGCAGTGGGGCACGAAGGCCGTGGACTACCTGGACGATCTTCTGACCGACCTGCAGACCACCCAGCGGCACCGCTCCAACAGCCTGAGCCGGATGCTGAGCACGCTGCGGGGCAACTACGCGGGGGCGGTGCTGACCATGAACCCGGGCGTGGCCATTGCACAGGCGGCGAGCCTGCCGACGGCGGCGGCCGTGCTGGGCGGGGACACCATGGCGGCGGTAGTGCCCTTTGTGAAAAACCTGTCGCCGAAGCAGAAGGCGGCGCTGGAAGCAGAAATTGCAGAGCACGGAGACGTGCTTTTGCAGTGGCGGCAGCGCGGGACCGGAAAAGGTGAGCTGCAGAGCATCGGCAAGCGGGAGACGCTGGTGCAGAAGGGCATGGACAAGGTGCCCGGATGGCTGACCGGGTGGATCAACGGCATGGACGAGATCACGGTGGCGGCCCTGTGGGAGGGTAGCAAGGCCTATGTGAAGAACCACGCGGCGGAATTCGAGGGAGCGGGCGAGACCGGCAGCCCGGCATACTGGGAGGCCGTGAACCGCACCTACCAGAAGGTGATCGAGCAGACCCAGCCGAACTACACCGTGATGCAGCGGGCAGGCATCCAGCGAGACCCGAACGAGATGGTAAAGACCTTTACGATGTTCACGACCCAGCGCTTCCAGAATGCGGGCATCCTGATCGACGCGGTGGGCGACTGGAAAGCGCAGGCGGCGCGGTACAAGGCGGACGCCAGCGACGCGAACAAGGCAGAGCTGCAGCGGGCGACAAAGCAGCGGGACCGGGCCATCCTGAGCCAGGCGGCGCAGGTGGCGGTGTTTGCCATGATGAAGATCGGCGCGGACTTCCTGCTGCACCGGTGGGACCGGGAGCAGGACGAGAACGGCGACGTGACCCCGAAGAGCATGGTGAGCCGCTTTTTCTCGCTGTCCACCGAGAGCACAATGGGCAACTTCCTGTTTGGCAGCGAGCTGTACAGCCTGATCGACAATGCCATCCAGGGCAAGGATTATGACGTGATCAGCGCCACGAACATCAGCGCGGTAAACGACATGGCGTCGGATGTGGTGAAGTTTACGGCGGAGCTGAAGAAGGACACCAGCGAGATGGACGAGGCGGAGCTGGAAAAGCACCACAAGAAGCTGATGGAGAAGGGCATGGCCCTGATCGAAAACGGCTTTGAAATCGTGGGGGTGCCCTACGGCAACGGCCGGAAGATGGTGGACGCAGTGCGCGGGTACTGGGACGATGCGCAGAACGTGGCGCAGGGCGGAAAATTTAGCTTCAACAGCCTGCCGGAGAGCGCGACCGGGCAGTATGACCGGCTGTACAATGCCTATGCCAGCGGCGACGCGGACGAGGCACAGGCGGCGGTGGAGAAACTGGTGGCCATGGGCAAGGAGGATGAAATCTACAAGCAGCTGAAAACGCGGCTGGTAAAATACGACAAAAAAGTGGAGGCTGCGGCAAAAGCACGAAATGCGGGAGACGATGAAACCCGCGTGAGGCTGACACAGGAAATCATCAGTGATGTGTATGACGTGATGGGAATCCGGAAGAATGTGAAGGAGGATGCAGAAAGGAGAAGTAAAGTTATTGACATGGTGACAGGAGATAACCGAGACGGAAAGGGAAGCGAAGGTGCTATCAATGTTAAAGCAGATGCGTTGCTGAAGGGCGACGCGGGCGACATGTACGCGGACCTGAGCGAGGCGGTGGACAGCTGGAACGCCGGGAACGTGCAGGAAGAGTACGACCGGCTGGTACGGGCCGGAAAGGACGCGGGAAACATCAAGAAAGAAATCACGAAGCTGGCAAAGCCGGACTACCTTGCGGGCAGCGATGCGGACAAGCAGCAGCTGGCCGACGTGCTGCTGGCCCTGACCGACACGGACGGAAACGCCCTGTACACGGAAAAGACCTTTGCACAGTGGGAAAAAGCGGCGGAGAAGGCGGCACAGGCGGAACCGGAAGAGGACCCGTATGCACTGCTGCGGTGACGACCAGATGCCAACCAAGTGCCAACCAAGTGGCAGCCATCCGGTGACGCTTTGTCACCAATAGAAAGCACCCCGGCGGGCAAGACCTGCCGGGGTGCTTTTGTAAAAGTACACGGTTTTTTGCGGGGCAGCGGGACGGTAGACTGGGAGAAAAACGGAAGGAGGAAAAGACCATGCAGGTAAGGATCGTGGAAAAGCGATTCGGCGGGGTGGAGTTTGCCCCGGAGATGAAGGTGCTGCACCTGGGCGGGCAGAGCAGCGCGAACGTAGAGCGGCTGGAATTTACCCTGCCGGAGAGCTGGCAGGGCAAGAGCGTGACGCTGCACATCCAGCGGCAGGACGGCACCCTGCCTGCCCCCATTTTGCTGGACGAAAACGCCAGCTGCACGGTTGGCAAGGAGTTCACGGCGTCGCGGTGCGGCAGCTGGATGCTGCTGGCACTGGGGGAGGACGGCTTCCGGGCGCTGACACGGCCGGCACGATACGACTGCTATGAGACGCTTGCCACCGACGGCGACGCGGAGATCAGCCCGACGCAGTACGAGACCTTTGTGGCGCGGGTGCTGGCGTACTCGAACAGTGCGGCGACCAGCGCGCAGGAAGGGCGGGACAGAGAAGGTGCGGCCGCGAAGGATGCGAAGAGAGCCGAGGCGGCACGGACAGAAACGGTGACGGCGGCCGGACAGGCCGGGGCGGCACAGAAAGCGGCAGAAAGCGGCGCAGCCCGGGCCGAGGCGGCAGCCGATCGGGCGGAGAAAACGGCACCGGCGGACGGGCCGGTGAAGAGCGTGAACGGCCAGGGCGGCGTGGTGACCCTGACGGCGGAGGACGTGGGTGCGCTGGAAGCGGGCAGTGCGGACTATATGGAGCGCATCGAGCTGAACGGGCAGGTGATGACCCTGACCATGGGCGACGGCAGCACACGGACGCTGCAGACCAAGGACACCACGGCACTGGATGTGATGACCGGCGTGCTGGGCGTGGAACACGGAGGCACCGGAAAGGACACAGCCCTGACGGCGGCGGATGTGGGAGCCTACGGCAAAGAGGAAACCTACGCAAAGACGGAGGTGTACAGCCGCGCGGAGACATACCAGAAAAAGGAGGTGTACAGCCAGAAAGAGGCCGACGCCAAGTTCGGCACGCCTTACAGCCTGCCGCCTGCTACGGCAGACCAGCTGGGCGGCGTGAAGGTGGGCGACTATCTGGACATCGCCCCGGACGGCACCCTCAGCGGCAAGACGCTGTATGACACCATCGCGGCCAGTGTGGCGGTCAAGTCGGAGGCGCGACTGGTGTGGAACACCCATGTGACGTCTCCTAACAAATTCACAACTTGGGATGTTCAGATTCCAGGCAATGTTGATAAGATATGCATTACCAAAGGCAAGTACAACAGCTACGGTAATAACACTGAAAAAAGCATTGCACGCGGTGGCACGACAACTTATGACTGTGACATCAATTTTACAATCACATTCCAAACAAACGGCATCCTTCATGTTGTTTATCCATACAAAACAGTGTTCCCTTTGGAACTCTGGATTGACGGCTACCACTACCCCACCCTTGCCGACCTGCTGACGCAGGTGACCGCCGTGGAGAGCAGTGTCACCGATCTTCAGGTGGCCCTGTGCGAGCTGTACGAAGAAAAGGAGGAAAATTGATGGCGAAAATTTATGCAGCCCTGATCCGCAAGGGCATCAAGACGCTGGACGAGGTGCCCGCCCGTCTGCGCAGCACCGTGGAAGCCCTGCTGGCCGCAAACGGCATCTCCGCAGTATCCGAGCAGGACGAAGAAACAGAAGAACCTGACGAAACAGAAAGGACGTGACAAAATGGCAATCAAACAGTATAGCCTTGCCAAGGACGGGGCCAGGCAGCTGTCCCCGGCCTTTAAGGTGCGGGAGTTCCGGTGCCGCGACGGCAGCGACGTCGTGATGATTGACGAAAGCCTTGTGGTGCTTTTGCAGTGCATCCGGGAGCACTTTGGCAAGCCCATCACGATCACCAGCGGGTACCGCACGGCGGCCCACAATGCCGCTGTGGGTGGAGCCAAAAGCAGCCAGCACTTGCTGGGCCGGGCGGCAGACATCCAGGTTGCGGGCGTGTCTGTCGAGGACGTGGCCGCCTACGCCGAGAGCCTGCTGCCCGGCTGGGGAGGCGTGGGCCGCTACCCGGTCAAGGCAGGCCGCACCAAAGGCTGGGTGCATGTGGACACCCGCGCCAAAAAGAGCAGATGGACGATGTGAGGAGGCGAGCCGTGAAAGACTATGTATGTTTTGCCATCGGCGCGATCGGCAGCATGATCGCCAGCCTTTTCGGCGGCTGGGACGCATCCCTGCAAACGCTGGTCATTTTTATGGCCATCGACTACATCACCGGTCTGATCGTGGCGGGAGTTTTCCACGCAAGCCCCAAGACCGAGACCGGCACGCTGGAAAGCCGTGCAGGTTGGAAGGGGCTGATCCGCAAGGGCGAGACCCTGCTGATCGTGCTGGTTGCCTGCCGTCTGGATGCCGTGATGGGCTCCAACTTCGTGCGGGACGCTGCCGTTATCGCGTTCGTGGCCAATGAAACGATCTCTATTATCGAAAATGCGGGCTTGATGGGGCTGCCGATCCCGGAGGTCATTATCAAGGCCGTGGATATTCTCAAGCAAAAAGCAGAAAGCTCTACAGAGCAGAAAGGATCTAACCATGTCTAAGTATCACATCTCTACCGCAACCATCGCCCGCACCGCTGTCCCGCTGCTGGCACTGACCATCCGTGACAGCGACGCATAACACTGAGCCCGACGGTTTAGAAGCAAACGAACACGAGAGAGAAAGAATCATGAAAGAAAAATCATATGAGGAATTCGTGGAAAAATTCAAGCCGAAGAAAACCACGGACGACTGCTACACTCCACCCGGCATTTATGCCGTTGTCCGGGACTGGGCGTGCAAAGAGTACGGCATCGACCTGGACAAGATCGTGCGGCCGTTCTACCCCGGCGGTGACTATGAGCACTACGACTACCCGGAAGGCGCCGTGGTGCTGGATAACCCGCCGTTTTCCATTCTGGCCAAGATCACCGCGTTTTATCTGGAGCGGGGCATTCCGTTTTTTCTGTTTGCGCCGAGCCTGACCTGCTTTTCGGCAAGGACCTGCGAGGAACGGACGAATCACCTGATCTGCGACGCGAACATCGTGTACGAAAACGGCGCAGTGGTGCGCACCTCTTTCGTCACAAGCTACGGCGGGGATGTCGTAGCGCAGACGGCACCGGAGCTGACCAGGCTGATCAACGAGGAAGCCAAGCGGCAGTTGCGGGAGACCGTCAAAGAATTGCCGAAATATTCCTACCCTGACCATGTTGTGACCAGCGCCCTGATGCAGAAATACGCGCGGTATGGCATCGACTTCAAGGTGCCGCGCGGCGAATGTGTCCGAATCGGCAGACTGGACGCGCAGCGGCCGTACAAAAAAGAGATCTTCGGCTATGGCCTGCTGCTGTCTGACCGGCTCGCGGCTGAAAAGGCCGCAGCGGAAAGAGCAGCACGGGAAAAGGCCGCAGCGGAAAGAGCGAACACGACCGTGTGGACGCTGAGCGACCGGGAAAAACAGATAGCAAAAGAACTGTCACAAGCAGAAAAAGAAAGGAACTGACTATGAACATGAACGCAAAGACCTACACCGCACCCACCATCTCCGCCGGTACCATCGCCCGCACCGCCTGCCTGCTGCTGGCACTGACCAACCAGATTCTGTCCGCCTGCGGCAAGCCCGTGCTGCCCATCGAGAGCGCCACCGTGGAGCAGCTGGTGACCGCTGGCATCACCACCGTGGCAGCGCTCATCAGCTGGTGGAACAACAACTCGTTCACCGCTGCCGCGATCCAGGCGGACAAGTACCTGGAGGACAAGAAGAGCCAGGTCAACAAGTAAGTCCGCTACACTACTTAGCCGCTCCGGCGGCAGGCCGAAAGGCCGCATAGCATGACAACAGCCCCGTGGTTCCGGTGATTCCGGTTCCACGGGGCTGTTTTTGTTTGCAGCGCATTCCGACATGTTGCGAGTTATAAGCCCGAATTTTTGCGCCACTTTTTGCGCCACCATTTCAGGGCCATCTGCGGAAAAATGGAGAAATAAGCGCACTTTTCCGCGCAGAAGTGCCTTATAAAAACGA